AAACACCTTTTCCGATTACCATACCGGGAATGATAAAGTTTACAATAATCACATTCAGAGCATTTTATTTTATTAGCCATAATATACCCCCTAAACCATTTTGCGATCATGGGCATAAGCCAACATGGCAACAAATTCATCACAAGACAAAACACGACCAAACTTTTTCAGCATACCTGACTTAGATTTTTCATAAATCTTTTTCAGGGTCTTTTCATTCAGATTCTTTTTCATAAAAACCTACTTTCTCAGCTTTTTGCTGGCACGTTTTAACTTCCTGGAGGGATTAACAATACCCTCAATATTCACCGGGTTATTACGCTGCAGATCAAGAATCTGTTCTTCAGTTAACATGTCACCTTCCTTGCATGACTTCGTAAGATTTCCGACACATGCCAAGGTATCATAAGCATTAAAAGCAGCATCCTTAATAAACCATCCGAAACGTCTTTTCGGTTTGATCAGCGTGGGATCTGATGCATTTTCCAAGTCAAAAGCATCATACTGTTCATGTACCATGATTCGCCATATCTTGTTGCAGGTATAGACATAGCTGGTCACCTGACGGAGCAGAGCATCCACATGATTAAACCTCTGCGATGTATAGATCAGGCTGATATGATGATGCCTGCAGGTAAGTAAAGTGTTCAGAAACAGAGGATCAATATTACTTTTGAAGCTCCGAGAATTAAGCTGTACGGAAAATTCATCACCCAACACAATGGTGCAGGTAAGTGTATCATTCTTATCATCCACAGAGCGCATACGATCAGCAACAGCCACAATCTGCGCCATAGATACAAAATCCTCATAGGGGATAGTCAGGGATACATTAGAGATAATATGTATCTTCTGGGTGACCCATTTCATGCGGTAAAAGTCATAAATCTTCCTGTCATTGTACCGCTTATATAACGACACAACCTTATGCACCGCTGACAAGGTTTTACCCTTACCAAACAGACCTACATAGCATACGATCATGACATATATTCCAACAGCGATAGCGGAAGTATTTATACAGATCAATCACAACATATCGCACAGTACTGATCGGATGCGTAACAATGACACGGACGCAGACCGACACAATACAGGCAAAAACGATGATAAATAAAAACAATTCAAGCATACGATCACCGCCCAACCTTTAAGCAGTTAGCAGCTATAGAGCTGATGCTTTCTAATACCAAACAAAACACGATCAGACCGACCACCACAGCCGGAGTAAATTCATTTGATCCGTTACAGATATAATTAATTATGTTTTCCATTCTTCATAATCTCCTTTGCATAACGACAACTATTAACCAGGTAACACATTTTACACCGCTGGGCATCATCCCCAGCGCGGATCACACGACAACCAATAAGATCATGACAATGGTTATCTTCATTGATGCAGGATCCTTTTAACCTGCAGGTAAAATTAGCGCACGGACTCATCTATCTAACACATCCTTCCTGCCATCCAGGCTGCGACCAGTCATGTTAGCAACTGTAATTTTTAACCTTTTGATCACCCAAAAAGAGAGCAGCAGGAAAATAATGGTATCAAGCCTGTAATTTATTGCCGAAAAATAAGGCTCAAAATCGTTTGCAGATAAATTTTGTATTTGAACTTGTTCCGTCGCAGGTTCCGAAACAGCGACAGTAAAAGGTATATAATTACCATCACTATCCATAACGTAGACATTTGTTCCGGATTCTCCTGAATCCACGGACTCAGTAGGGGATTCTTCCGCAACAGATCCGGCATCTTGTACCATATCGGATTCAATGTCAGTGCTATCGGATAATACAGGATCATCAGCTCCAGGAACATCCAAGGAAATTCCCTGATCATCATTTTCAACAGTTTCAACAGTCTCGATATTTTCATATTCATTCATTTTAACAACCTTTCTTGATAGATGCCCCGGTGTATGGTAGGATAAAGAAAAACACCATACGGAGGGGAAAACAATGAGCGTCAACGATATTATCTTTGCATCTTTAGGAACAGCACTTTTTATAGGATTAATTATATTAATTCTAATTTGGTTGTTTATTTATACTGCAGTAAAGGCAGCTACAAAAAATGCAATAAAAGAAGCTTACAGAGATATTAAACTTATGCCGGAAATAAAACATATTACACCGGAAGAAGAACTAAAAAAGGAAATGGAAGGCTGGAATTAACGAAAAGTTCTAAAAAGAATGTATAAAAATATAAAACCAACCAAACCATAAATAATAACATTAGCTAAAGTAAAATGATAACCGTCTATATTAAGATCAATAGAGAGAACACGGATACAAAAATCAATAACAAGCTTTAATTCTTTCAAAGTGATCACCTACCTATAAACCTACAAACAATGACAGCACCAATAGCAACAGCAATAAGACCAATAAGCCAAGGCGGTAAAAAACCAAACACAGCAGCCACCATAGATGGAAATTGACCCAACATAGTACCAAAATTTTTCAATAGGTCAAAGAAGTTCATGGTGGCATTTTCCAAACTGGAATAATCATAATTATTTTTCGGCACAGCATCTAAATCATTTCTTGAATTTCCGCCATTCTCGAGATCAGATAATTCATCATCAGTTAATCCTTTATCCGACTGATTTTCAGAATACATATTATCGAGATCATCAAGCCTAGAACCTGACGAGCCGTCAGAATCAGCAAGATTATTATAAAAATGTGTCCATTTAGAATACTGAATACCGCCATTTTCATCATAGCGAAAATACCTAACATATACCTCATATCCATTAAATAAAGAATAAGGCTGCTTTAGTAACATCTTCAAAGTTTCTAAAGCATCACTATACCCAGTTATTTTATTAAAGAGATTATAAGAGCCACCAATATAATTTCTATCATCAACCGGATACGATGAAAGCAAATTATCCCAGGACGATTTACCCAAAACATCAAACTGAAATCTTCCAACAGAAGAACGATTATCTGAAACAGAAACCCACGTGGAAAGATTATTTTTTAATAAAGTAGAATACTTATATTTCCAAACTAATTTATCACGGTATAAATCAAAATCATTAGTGGTATACCATCTACCTTTCATTTCAAAAAAATAATCACTCTGAGCATTATTAAATTCAAAATAAGAAAAATCAGATTCAGTAGGATTACCATTAGCAGCTTCATGAAGTACTATTACAGGTCTTTCCATATCAATTGAAAGTTCACCTTTTATATAAGGAGCATCAATTCTATCAATACTACCGTCCTGATTAAAATAAACATACGAAGGTTCACCGTGGTAAAAATCACCCCACGCACCTAACCCGGCTTGCCTATAACATGGTGTAATTCTTATGTACCGCAGAAACCAATTCTCATTATCAGGTTTCAGGCCTGACACATCAATCGTCAACGTTTTATCCGCAGTAACAAATTCATCCGGGTATGCATTCGCCTGCTTTATTGTGTCCTGCGCTTCCTTATCCGCAAAGTAATAATTTACCCTTACATACTCCTCAACTTCCTGATCCTGCAGATAGCTCCGCTCCGTTGTACCAGTCCAGGTAGCAGTCATTTTATTATTTGCTGTGAACCCGGTAAAAGCATAAGCCGTATCTTCAAAGTCAGGATTATCAATAGAGCCACCACCACCGGGCGAAACAACAAGATCATCGTTACCATTTTTGAAATAATCAAGCAGCACAGCCTGATCATATTTGTCCATATATAAAACAGGTAAATTAGTAACAAAATTGTTATATATCCAATACTTGGGAGAATCATCACTAGTCATATACCAATATGCAAGCATAGGAGTATATGTCGTGCTACCATAAGGAATAACAAAACCATAAACAGAATCACTACCTGTATATTCAAGACCCTTAATATATAAATCCCCATCTGTTCTTGAATAAATTAAAATTGCATACTTACTACTTGACGAAAAATCAGTTTTTTCCCATTCAGTATGAATATCAAGACGATCATCATTTACAATATATTTAAAATATAATGAATCACCTTCATACTTATAAAAATGATCTTGAACTATTTTCTTATTACTTGCAGAAGATTCTGCAGCATGAACATGAAGAGAACCAAACGTAATCAACATGATCAGGATAAAAATAAATAATTCGAAAAGATATTCTAAAATGTTACGAATCTTTTCTAAAGTTTCTCTTTTCATAAAAAACCTCACTTCCTTTTGAGTAAAAAAAATACCAGGTAGAATTTCTCTACCTGGTAAAGATTCCAAGCTTGTCTTACTTCGCAGCACCCTTGGCGGATCTGAAGATTTTGAAACCTACAAATACCAGGGATGCAATCAGAAATACGTTAAGCGGGAAAATGGTGAACAGACCACATACGGACTTAACCAGGTTAATCAGTTCAGTTACAAGGGAAACATCAATTACCGCTTCCGCAGCAGCTACCATAGGAGTTAACATAAGCCATACCGTCCTTTCCGCATTATCTGTTAGATTGCGACTCTCACAAATATGCAATTTTTATATAATCAGCTAATTAAATACTAGGAGAATGGGGAGACCGGGTCTCCCCTGCACATACAGTGCATTTATAATGAACAATTAATGCCATTACCTTATTTGAATGGTGGAAACTCTCCATCATCTGACTTGACCTTGGAAGCAGGTGCAGCCTTGACAACCTTAACACCGGTTAAAACTGCTTTACCCTGGAATCCCTTGGAGTAGAGAAACTCTACTTCGTCACCTACATGAATACCAAAATCTTCACGGGCAAATTCCATACCTGTCTGCTTGCCGTAGATCTCAACAGCGCTTTCTGTATCATATTCAGAAAATGCCTGCTCATAAAAGATGTTCCAGTAGAACACATCTGTTGTGTCTTTCTTTAATGTTTTCTTGATACCAACGATTTTTACAATTTCACTCAT